AAAAGCGATAGAGGGCTGTATCGACCGCACGACCTCCGAACGGATCGCCGAGGGTATGCACAGCCTGGAGGAAGGACTGGCGATCATCCGGGAAGAGCGGGCGAAGTTTATGGAGCTGTTGCGAAAGGCAGAGGGATTAGATTGACCAGAGAAGAGGCCCGGCGCCAGGTCGGCTATGCGGACATGCTTAAGGGGGTGCCGGTGAAGACATGGCCGCCGTATTGCTTCACGGCGCTGTGTCCGAACCCGGGGCTGCGGATGCATCCGGCGGATCGGGAGAGATTGAGACAGATGCAGGGAGGTGATAAAGATGAATCAGGAAGCAGCAACCAAGTTGGCCAGAATGACAGCACTGGAAGCAGTGAAAGAGTTCCAGAAGGCAGAAGTCAAGAAGAAACGAGTCAGAATCTTCCAGAACACCAAAAAGCTGATGGAGAATTACAACCGGATCTGCCAGGCAGTGGAAGAGGGAATTGCGGAGTTGTCGGAGGTGCCGACGGAAGAGGACATTGAAGAGTATAATCCGGATAATATTGTAATTGACAGTATCTTAAAGAGTAAGCTGCGTAGCATTGTCATGCTGGCCCACATCGATAAGTGCCTGAAGCTTCTGGAGGATGAACAGTACCGAAAGAACACGCATGAGAAATATCTGGCATTTACCCACCTCTACCTGGACGGAATGAGTCACGAGAGCATTGGCGAAGTACTAGGGTGCGCGGATCGGACATCCAGGCGATGGGTTACGGAAATGACGAACATTTTGGGGGTGTATTTATTTGGGGTGGACGCGATTGTTTTGGCTTGACAGGGGCGTGTCAAAATGTGGTCCTTGCGGTGGCCTTATGGCCGTGATAGAATGATATTGTGAATAATTGGATTTATAGAAAGATTGACCTCCTCCGTTAATTTAAGGCTGCCGGGTGTCACAGCCTGGCGGTCGACTTGGTTCAGGCATTTCTCCTTTGAAAGGCACTTGCTGCATTGCGCGGTGGGTGTCTTTCCATTTGTCAGATTTTATGATATGATGGGAGAAAATGGAAGGAAAATGTGCGATGATAATGAAAAAGATATTTTTGATAATTTTATGCACCTTTTTGACGAGCATAGAGTCTTTTGCTGCCAACGAGAATCAATTAAACGTTACAAGTACAGAGCCAACACTAGTGGATCTTTTACTACCACAGTATATTTCTGATGTTAATGGAAGATTTTTTGTAGAAGGGCAGGCTATTCCATCTGATAAAGCATATATGGTAGTCCGGTGGCAAGATGATGAAAGTCATGAAGGAAATGCGGTATCTATTGCCCCGACTTACGATCCTTCAGCGTATACCGGTTTTAGACCAGAAGGCAATGATTTATCAGCGTGGCAACGCGGGGAATATGATATTGAAAGTTCTGGTACACCAGTATTCCAATTACAAGGTTACGGCGGTGGTATGCTTATGAACAGTTGGGCGACGACATATGTTAATGTTAGAGGCGGCGGGGCCAATACTGTATATGGGTACAACTTTAGCCAAAAACCATCTGTATGGAATATCGGGAATGAAAAACTTTGGGTTCAGGCAGATTTAAAGTTGCCTTGGTTTAGCAAGTGGGATATTAACAATAATGGTAATGCACCAGTTGGGCAGCTATCATTTATTGTTTATCTGTGGGATACATCTCAGAATCAGCCATTGTGTATCTTGTCAAACATATTTGACAATAGACCAAATCGTCCGGCGGAAACGATTATGAATGATACGTATGTTTATTTCGCATCATCAAATGTTGATGCGAGTCGGTATACAACCAAGAACCAGTACAGTGGCAGATGGAGGAGCACAACATGGAATGAATCGACATTTTATCGAATGGAGATAACAGGCCAAAACATAATAAATTTTGCAAGAGATTGCAATGCAAAGTATGGCACAACATTTTCATTAAAACCACAAGACTATACATTGGAAAGTGCAAGTTTGTTGCAAGAAACTTTCCGAGAGTCGGGAGATCAAATATCTATGGGAAGTTCCTTTACTAGCTTTAGTGTACATATTTATGCACAATGATATAAACGATAAGTATGTACAGATAAGAGGCTGATGTATGTGGTCTCTTTTTCTATACCCAAAACAAACACGAATGAGAGGTGGTGGTATTGAGTGACGCGAGGGCACCGAACTATGAATTAGCCTATGATGATTACCGAAAAGGCATGAAATATAAGGAGATTGCCGAGAAGTACGGTGTCACGCTCAACACCGTCAAGTCATGGAAGACCAGATACAGGTGGTCAAAGGATCCGAAAAAAGGTGTGCACACAAAATCAGAAAAGGTGTGCACACAAAAAGGCGGCCAGCCCGGCAACCAGAACGCGGCAGGAAACCCAGGAGGCGCTGCACCGGTACAGAACAAGAATGCAATTAAGACAGGGGAGTTTGAGACTCTCTTTTTTGATGCCCTGGATCCGGAAGAACGGCAGTTGGTTGGCCTTGTACGGCCAGACAAAGAAGCGTTGCTTCTGCAAGAAATACAGCTTCTTACAGTCCGGGAACGTCGGATGTTAAAACGGATTGAAAGCATCCGCCTGGCAGCCGTGGATTGCGAGGATGAAAAAGCCATCGGCATGACAGCCGTCAAATATCAGACCGGTGTGGAAAAGGGCAAGAAAACCAATCTGGTGGAGTACACCGGAGCACTTGGTCAGATCCAGTCCATTGAGGATGCCCTCACCAGGGTTCAGGCGCAGCGGCAACGCGCAATTGATTCACTGCACAAGATGGGATGCGATGATGCCCGGATGGAGATGGAACTATTGCGGCTTGAACTGGAGGTGGCGACCAGGGACGGAAATTCCGAACCCGAAGTTGAAGATGACGGATTTATGGAGGCCATGAATGCCGAAGCAGCTGCGGTGTGGGGCGGTGATGTCAATGAACATTAAGGAGCGGCTCCAGGAGCTGCGGGAGAAGATACAGAAACTCAGGCAACAGAAGAGCATTACCCAGAAGCTGCAGCTATTTAAGTTCAAGCCGTTTAGCAGGAAACAGAAGCAGGTACTGACCTGGTGGATGCCAGACTCACCGGTCAGGGAGATGGAAGGCATCATTGCCGACGGGGCTATCCGTTCAGGAAAGACCGTGAGCATGTCACTGTCATTCGTTCTCTGGGCAATGCACGGTTTTACAAACCAAAGCTTCGGCATGTGCGGTAAGACCATAGGCAGCTTCCGCAGAAATGTTGCGTTCTGGCTTAAGATCATGCTGCGGACCCGGGGATACAAGGTTACTGACCATCGTGCCGACAATATACTCACTGTATCAAAGGGAGGCGTAACTAACCGCTTTTATATTTTTGGCGGTAAGGACGAGCGGTCACAGGACCTGGTTCAGGGTGTTACCCTGGCCGGTGTATTCTTCGATGAAGTAGCGTTGATGCCGGAATCATTCGTTAACCAGGCGACCGGCCGGTGCTCCGTTGACGGATCCAAGTTCTGGTTTAACTGCAACCCGGCAGGCCCGATGCACTGGTTTAAGGTTAAGTGGATTAATAAGATTTCAGAGCGGAACCTGCTGTATTTACATTTTACGATGGACGACAATCTGTCCTTAAGCGAAAAGATAAAGGAGCGGTACCGAAACAGTTACGCCGGTGTTTTCTATCTGCGCTACATTGAGGGTTTATGGGCGGTTGCCGAAGGACTCATTTACACCATGTTCACGGATGCAAACATATACAATGACGATACCAGGCCAAAGGGGCTTGAATACCTGAGCCGGCGGACAATCGCCCTGGACTACGGTACGACAAACCCATGCGTATTCCTGGATATCTACGACGACGGTACCACGATCCGGGTAGACCGGGAGTACCGCTGGGACAGCCGGGCAGAGAAAGCCGGTCCGAAAACGGACAGCCAGTACGGTGATGACATGGTTGAGTTTATGGGCGACAATCCGGAATTCATGTGTGACATCGTGGCGGATCCGTCGGCCGCATCGTATATAACGGAGCTGCGCAACCGGGGATATGTTGTTGAGCCGGCAGACAATGAAGTCCTGGACGGGATCCGGGAAGTTGCCACGATGTTCCAAACCGGGCGCCTGATGATCCATGAGCGCTGCACGGGCCTGATCACGGAGCTGCGTTCCTACGTCTGGGACGAAAAGGCGGGGGAACGCGGCGAAGAAAAGCCGGTGAAGCAGCTGGATCACGGGCCGGATGCGTTACGCTATTACATTAAAACCAAATTACCAGCATGGAGGAAATGCGCATGAAGAAAAACAGGAACCGAAAGGTAAGGGCAGATAC